CTCGGCCCGCACCGCGTCGCGCAGCGCCAGCGTCGAGCGGCCGAGCAGGCTGCCGCACCAGGCGACATAGGCCTGCTGAGCGGGGCTGAGCGTGGCGCGCAGGTCGCTGATGCGCGGCGGGACCGGCTGGCCGGTCTCGAACGTGTACAGCGCCTCGGTCGCCGCGTCGTGGATGCAGGCCTTGCCGCTGTGGTCGGGCACCCACCACCAGGGCTCGCCGACCTGGAAGCGCACGCGCAGCCCGGCGGCCAGCTGCAGCCGCGCCAGCTGGCGGGCCACCTGGCCGAGATAGGCCATCGCAGGCCCGCTTGCCGGCGACAGCAGCGTCGAGGGTGGCTCATAGCCGGTCGCGGCGGGCGAGCCGTCATGCGCCCGCTGCTTCCAGCCCTCGGGGCAGTCGGCGTCGAACAGTTCATAGCTCAGCGACAGGATCGGCTCGAAGCCCAGCGCCTTGGCCCGCGCCAGGAAGTCCGCGTGCCATGCCGCGCACGGCGCGTTGAGCGGATCGGGCCCCGGCTGAGCCCGCAGTGCGCCCTCGCCCGGGTCCCACGCCAGCCGGGCATAGTGGCTCATGCCGACATAGTGGTTGACGAGGCCGCGATAGCCCAGGTGCAGCACGGTGCGCAGCAGCCGCTCGGGCGTCAGGTCATAGCTGTCGTCATAGGCGGTGGCGATGCGCAGCGGATGCTCGGGCAGGAAGGCATCGCCCAGCTTCAGTATGGCGCCGCCGCCCTCGCAGTGGATGTCCTCCATCCACACCGTCGCCTCGGCCGGGATAGCCAGCCGCGCGGACGAGCCGTCATAGCCCGGCGCCACCAGCGAGATGAACATCCGGTCCACGTCGCCGGCCCACACCGGGTCGGCCTCGGCGGGCAGCAGGAACCCGCCGTCGAGCTGGTCGAAGCGCAGCGTGATGCGCGCATCCTCGGCCGAGCCCTCCGCATAGTTCCACAGCCGCACATACCAGGCACGCGGCGCGCCCTCGGCATTGCGGCCCTCGATGGTCAGCACCGGGCCGAATACCGCGTCCAGCGGCTTCAGCCCCTGGGAGCGCCAGCGGAAGCTGAGCGTCAGGCCACGATAGTCCCGGCTGGTCTCATAGGCGAGCAGCGGGTGGTCGCGGCTGTCCTCGCTTGCCCAGATCAGGCCGGCCAGCGCGTCGGCATGGTGGAAGACGGCATCGACCCGCAGCGAAGCCGGGCCGGTCGTCACCACGCTGGCCATGGCGGGACGGGGGAAGTTCACCGTCCAGAAGCGCGGGTCGAAGCGCATCATCCAGTCGGTCCGGTCGCGGTCCTCGCCGCGCGCCAGCCAGAAGCGCATTGCGCTCAACGGGCTGCTCCGCGGATGGCGCGGGCCACTTCGCGCGCCACCTGCCGGCCGCTGCGCGCCATGAACTGCTGGTCCGCGCCCTCGGGGGCGTTGACCGTCACCCGGATATTGATGGTGCCGGGCCCTGTGCCCCCCGGCATGGCGCGAACCTCGCCGGCGGCGGTTGGCACGAACAGTTCCGGTCCGCGTTCGCCCACCACATAGGCGCGCCCGCCCACCACCGGCCCGCCGGTGGCACGCCCCGGTGCCCCGCCGAACAGGCCGGCGACCAGGCCGGCCAGCTGGCCGATGGCCCCGCCCCCGGCCGGACCGCCGCCACCAAGGTTCAGCCGGATGGCGCTGGCGGCGATGTCGCCCAGCGCCTGCAGGGCCACGCGGCGCAGGTCTTCGAACCCGAAGCGGCCGGTGCGCACCGCGCGCACCAGTGCCCGCTCGACCGCGCTGCCGGCCGTATCGGCTCCGCGGACCAGCGGCCCGTCGAGGGCGGCACGCATCAGGTCCACGTCGCGGGCGAACGCGCCCGTGTCGGCGCGCACCCGCAGCACCAGCGTGTCCAGCTCATCCTCCATTGGCCGTCTCCCCCATCAGCCGCTCCAGCTCGGCCCGCCCCAGTGGCCGGTCCTGCGCCGTCTCGCCCAGCACGGCGCCCAGCGCCGCCAGCAGCTCCTCGGGCGTCGCCTCCCAGAATTCGGCGGGGCGCCAGCCCAGTGCCACCACTGCGGCGCGGAAAGCGGCGATCGCCGCCTCGGCGAACATGCTCAGCGTCCCTTGAGGATCTGGGCCAGCACCGACCGCGCCGGTGCCAGCGCCGCGGCCAGGCCGGCGGCCACCAGCGCCTCCCCAAAGGCATCGCGGTCGGGCCGTGGCTCCTCCTCGTCGAGGCAGTGCCACAGCAGCCCGGCCAGCTCGGCCAGGCCCAGCCGCCCCTCGGCCGCGCGATCGACCAGGCCGAAGAGCGGTCCCAGTTCAGCCTCGGCCGCCACCAGCCGGCTAAAGGTGGGGCGCAACCTTAAGGGCCGGCCTTCGAGCATGAGCTCGGCCTCGCCGCGCAGCGGGTTGGCGCTCACGCCGGCACCACCGCGCCCGAGGATTCCAGCGTCAGCGTATAGGTGCGCTCGCCGTTGAAGTCGCCGGCATAGTCCAGACGGGTCACCTGGAACCGGCCGCGCAAGCCGTCGCCACCCTCGAAGCGCACTTCATAATCATCGAGCGTTCCTGCCAGCGCGCTCGCCCGCACCCGCGCCTCGGCTGCCGAGCCGGTGAACACGCCCGCGCCGCTGATCGAGATCTGCTTGATGCCGGCACCGGACAGCAGCTCGCGCCACCCGTCCGAGCCCTTGTGGGTGATGACCACCGTGTCGCTGGTCACCGACAGCTGCGTCGTGCGCAGCCCCGCCACCGTCGCATAGGTGACCGGGCTGCCGCCGTCGCCCACCTTCAGCAGGAATGCACTGCCCTTCTCCGCCGCCATGGCCCTCTCCCTTTGCCTGTTGCCCTGTCCGATGCGTCACGCCGCCTGGGTGCGAGCGCGGAACTCGATCACGCCCCTGACCGGCTCTCCGGGCGCGCCCGCGCCATGGTCCATGGCCGAGCGCAGGAAGCGCAGCGTCACGAGGCGGTGCCCGTCCAGATCGCGGGTCAGCGCCGCCACGACCGCCTCGACCCGGCCCATGGCCTCCGCGCAGCGCAGGATGGCGCGCGGCGCCTCCCACACCGTCACCCGCAGCCGGTGCTCGCGGCCCTCATGAGTCTTGCTGCTCCAGTCGCTGACAATGTCGGGTCCGACCGTGAGGTAGGGCAGCGCAGCGCCCGGCGGCGGCTGGTCGAACACGCCGCCCATTCGCCCCGCCAGCCACTCGTCCGTCGCCAGCGCTGCCACGAGCGCCCGCTGCAGGGCCAGCGAGGCGGTCATGGCCGACCCTCCCGGGCGCCGGCCCGCGCTTCCTCCTGCAGCTCGGCCCAGCGTAGGCCCAGCCGGCCGCCGACGCGTCGCTTCAGGCCGCCCGCCGCCAGCATCAGCGCGCCCTCGCCAATCGTTGCCCGCGCAAAGGGCAGGTCGCTCGCCGCAAGGGCCTGGGCCCGCGCCAGTGCCGAAGCGACCCGCCGCTCGGCCGCCCGCTCGCCCGCCCGGCGGATCGCCGCCGCGATGCGCCCGCCGCTCATGCCGGCAGCTCCTCGATGAGAAGCCGCATGCGGTCCGGCTGGTCCGGTTGGGTCCGCGCCGACAGCACCGCGAAGGTCCGCTCGCCCCAGCGCAGCCGGCAGCGCGTGTCGACCTCGCCCGGCCGGATCACCGCCTGCATCCGCCGGCGCAGCCGTGTCGCCTCGCCGGCCGTCTCGCGATCCTCGCCCAGGTCGGCCAGCTCGGCCCAGACGGCGCGCACCACCTGCCAGCCCTCGCCGGCAAATCCGCCCGCACCGTCGGGAACGCCCGCCCAGCGCTCGACCATCAGCCGGGCGCGCATCCGCCCGGCCAGTTCGCCCTTGCCCATCCTGACTGCCTCCCCCGTCTCGGGTCTCAGACCAGCCGCGTGCGCCGCCAGGGCCGCCACAGCGCGGTCACCGCCGCGGGCGGCGCGCCCGCATCGGCCGCGTCGCGATGTGCGTGGAGGTGCGCCACCAGGCGCAATATTCCCTGGCGCAGCGGTTCGGGAATGGCGTTCCAGTCGCCACCCATCCCGGCGCGATAGCGCACGCGGGCGCGGGCGGAGCCGCCCTGGCCCATCACCCGGACTGCGCCTTCGCCATCGGGCGTGAGCTGCGCTGCCCACGCATCGGTGCCCAGCGGGGTGCCGGTACCGTCCGGACCCACCAGGTCCACGCCGTCGATGCCCGCGACCGGTGCCCGTGCCAGCCGCTGCCACTCCCCGTCGGCGCGTACCAGCTCGGCGACCGGCCTCTCGATCAGCGCCAGGCCGGTGAAGGCCTCGCACAGCGCGGTCGCGCTGCGCACCAGGCCCGCCAGCAGCGCGTCCTCGGCCGCGCCATCGATGCGCAGATAGGCGCGCACCTCGCCCAGCCCGACCGGCACCGCCGCCGGCTGCGTCTCGCTCACGCGCATCAGCGATCCTCCACGCGCAGCGCCAGCTGGCGCTCGTCCACCTCGCCGTCCGAGAGCGTCACCCGGCAGGCCAGGCGATAGACCCGCCCCGCCGCCCCGCCCTCCACGGTCGCCCGCGCCACCGCGCCCTCGATGCGGCTGGTCACCACAGCCAGGCCGCCAGGCTCTGCCGGTGTCGCGCTCCAGCTGGCCGCCACGATCGAGCGCCCCGCCAGCAGCCCCTCGGCGTCCCAGTCGAAGCCATACTCGACCCGCGCCCCCGGGTCCTTGAGCAGCACGCCCATCGAGCCCCTCCCTCAGGCCGGGTTGCCGAATTCGACGTCGAAGGCGGCGAAGTCGACCGTGCCGCCTGCGCTCAGCGCCTGCGCCGGGCAGGTCGTGACATAGAGCAGCCGGCTGCCGACATGGTCGAGCAGCGCGATGTGATCGGCCGTGCCGCTGGCGGTGACCGCCACGCCGGGCTTGGCCGCCACCGTCACCCGGCGGCCGTCGATGACGCCCGGACCGGTCGTGAAGTCGCCGGCGGCCAGCGCCACCTCGGCCAGCATGGCCGCGTTCGCCGCCGCAAAGCTGGCCGGCTGGCCGGGGACCGCCACCATCCGCGTTGCCTGCCGGATGACGGCGATTGCCGCGTCCAGCACCTCCGCGCTCACTGCCTTGCCCATCGCCTGCCTCCTCGTTTGTGGTCAGTCGCGCTCCACCGGGCGCACCCGCGCCTCGGCCGCGACCGGAAGGATGATGGCCGGGTCGGCCGGACCCGGTGCCGGGCGGAACAGCAGGCCAGCCTCGACCGCGCGCAGCGGCACCCGGCCGCCCGCACCCGCCAGCGCACCGCCCGCCGGCGTAAAGGCCAGAGCGCCCGCCGCCCCGTGCAGCGGGATGCGCCCGCCGGCCCCTGCCAGCGATGGCGCGTGGCCCGTCAGCGCCCCCAGCTGGCCCCGCGTCGCGCAGC